GAGATTGTTCCATTAAATGAAACACCCATTTCAGTGTACCCCGTACCCGCAGGCACTAACATAGAACTACCATCAGTAGTAGCATCACTACCTATATTTAAATATAAATCATCACGGTCAACAATGATCGTAATTTTATTAGCTTCAATCATATAATCACTAACAGTAAGAACCGTAGTTGCTGTACTTCCGCTAGTGCTTACACTAAAAGGCTTAAATTTTTCATAAGGCTGATGTAATTCTATTGAAGAACGTAATGCTGGCACTATCTACCCCAAATAGAACCGCGAATACGACCATTCGTAGTTCCCGCTCTTAGAATAGATATAATGCCTGTGATTTTAATATCTTCTTCCGTATAGCCTGTCCCAGCTGGAACGAGCATAGAAGTGCCATCGCTAGTAGCCGCTCCGCCAAAATTAATATATAAATCACCTAATTCAACTACAAAAGTAATTCTATTTGCTTCTTCCATAATAGAAGATACCGTAAGAACAGTAGAAGCCGTAGCATCTGACGTACTCGTAGTAAAGCCTCTAAAATTAGGTAGAGGTTGTTCTAACTCAATATGAGTTCTAAGTGCTGATGTCGTCATTCTCTTTTCCTGCTAATCTATTTAACGCCAGAGCGTCCACATAGAATAACTTTGGCTCACCTATATGTGGATGCTTATATGCAACTATAGGGGCTTTATGAGAACCAAAATAAACTACCCCAAAATCAAATCTTCCAATCTGATTCTTAGCCATACGAGACATAAACCAAATAATTAGCCTATTTAGGAAATTCACTTAGTCCCTGCTGTGTCAAATACGCCTAACTGTTTCCCTATCAATGCCCATTCAGTAGGTTTAATTTTACCATCACCCATAGCATTTACAAGAGAATCTACCAATTCTGTTCTATTTTCAGAATTTTTTAATCGCTTAAGAATTGCCTTGCCTAATTTAATAGCTGTAAATATTTCAAACATATCTTACCCTTCTCCGCCTTTTTCAGTTTCCAAAATTTTGCCCGCTAAATTGGAAATAGCTACGATACTACCAACACCAGCGGCACTGATAATGCCTTCCATTCCCATTTTATAGCCAATCCATGATATTCCTAGACCTAATACTGCAATAATAACCATCCCTAACATGATGTTAGGTCTAATTCTCTTAAGTACGTCGCCTATACCATTTAAAATTGGAGTCATACTGCACCATAAACAAAAGGGTAGTCAAGCTCGACTACCCTTTCTTATTGAATATCAAAAACAATAGTCGAGCTGACTCGTACTACCAAACCATGCCAATAAATTGTAAAACTAGTAACCGACAGCCATCACCCGTATCAAGGCTCCGCCGATATTTACGCCTGTAGCAACAATACTAGGCCCAACTGCCGCCAAATCGGCAGGACCCAAATGAGTTACTACTATTTTTTCATTCGCATAGTCATATGTAAAGGTATAGCCCAAATCCGCAGCTGTAGTTGCCGTAGCAGTTCCACTAACAGACTGAGCCGACATCAGAATGATATCAAAACCTCTAAGACCCAAGGCCGAAGGAGCGAAGGCATCGCCAGTCGCTACAACAGTACCAGTTGCTTCTACGTCCGCAGTAACAATTCTTTTGTTACCGAAAACGGTTTCATGGATTATGGTTGATGCAAAAGTAACAGCCATTAAAATATGTCCTTCTTACTGGATACCACCTATCCCACCCTCAGAGGTTACCCTCTTACTTCCAGTATTAGAATTTAAGCTTTATAGATAGATAGGGAAGTTAGCACAAAACTAACTTCCCTATCACATGTACCGACTGAAGGACTAAGTTTAGGCGTTCAGGTCAGTAATTTTAGCGTGAGCATCCAAACGCAAGGATCGTAGTTCACCTATGGTGTAGAACAATCCACGTAGGACGAATGCGTTAGCCTGGAAGAAGTCTCGGTTGTCGATATACTGCGTAGGAGCAGCAATAGCGAGTTCCAAGTACCGTGTATCCATGACATACACATTGCTACCCAAGTTAGCATCAGCAGCCGTGAACGAACCTTGAACGTCAGGATCGACAATGACTGGGATGCCACGATAAGTAGCCACCTGGAAGCCAGCGTGGGAGCCTGGGAGGGTAGATTCGTCGCCGACTTTGACAACAAATTCGCCCCAGTCCAGATACCGTTGCTGAGCTTGCAGCAGGGAAGACAGACGGTCAAACTGGTCATAACCCATCAGAATTACGTCAGGGTCAGCACCGTTTACACGCACTTCACGAATGGCCTGATCTAACAGAGCCAAGGTGAGGTTACGACCCGTACCGCTGTTACCTAGAACGGTAGCAGCAGCGACGTGTCCACCAGCAGCACGAGTAGCTTGGTTATATACGTCTGCGCCGTTAGTAACGGTCACACCAGCTACAACACGAGCATCTTGTTCGACAATGTCATCAAGAGAAGTGAAGCCAGCGCGGCTCTTTACATAAAGAATCTCGCCATCAGTCAAAGATCCACCACCCGTCCAGGTAGCGTCACTCTGAGCGTCAAGGCCAGAATATGTGAGAGCGGTATCACCGATAGTGGTTCCACCGAAGGTGTCACCAACACGGAGAGTGTTACCAGCGGAAATAATCTCACCCGTACCAGAAGCACCAGAGGTTGAGGAGATGGTCATGGCGCGGAGCAATAACTCTTGGTTAAGCTCTTTGATATGGTCTCTAGCAGCAGCTTCCTGCTCAACTGCCAGGTTGTCCCCCATGCCACCTTCCAGACCGCTCATGATCTGGGATTTGAGAGAAACACCGAAGTCAGTAGCAACGATACGAGGAGCAGAGTCCACGTTGACGTAGTTGCTGACATCTACGGTTGGGAGAGAACCGGTCTCAGTGACAGGTCGTGAACGACCATCACCGCGATCAGAACGAAGCCTCCAACCAGTGGTGGGACCCCATTGTACTTTCCGAAGAATATTCCAGAAACGAGTCTGGTTATTCAGTGCGTCCCAGACCTTCCGGCCATAGGTCGCTGTGAACACATCTGATACCTGAAGGTACGTCTGCTTAGCAAAGTAGCCAGGCGGCATCAGTGAACCACGGAGATTTCGCTCCGCAGAGGATATGTACTGCGCTATGCTTAGATCAGCCATTAGTTAGACCTCCCATTTGAAGGCCGTGGATAGTAATACAAGGTCTGAGGAGTTAATTCCCCAGTTTGATTACGCATTCCATTTACCAACTTGAAATGACCACGAAGGTCATTGGAATCCGTCTGTTGGACGATTTGCTCGATGCCATCCACGAACTGGTCAGCATTGCGCTCTTCGTCAGACTTCTGGAAAGAATCTCCTTCTACACCAATGCGCTGGTCAGGCATTTGGTTGGAGAAGTCTTGTTCTGGCTCTTGCATTTCCCCATAAAGAGGAGTGCGAGTAGCCATATCGCCGTGAGAAGGATTAAGGTTGAAACTCTTCAATCCCTTGCGAATGCCATCTTTGACATCTTTCTGTACGGACTTTTTAAGACTATCAATCTCGCCGTGGATATCAGCATATTGCTGTTTCTCTTGGTGGCGGGAAGAGAGTAATCCCTTGATGTCCTTCAGAAGCTCATTAATGCCATCAGCACTACGTGCCATATAATTCTTTTCCATATCTTCGTCTTCGTCTTCGTCGTCCATCAATTCGTCATCATCATCGACATCATCTTCGATATCTTCGACATCATCTTCCATCATGTCTTCGTCATCCAGATCTTCTTCATGCTCGTCTTTTTCAAGACCTTCTGGAATCCGATTGGAGTCACCAGGATACGAATATCCTCCTGCTCCGTGCATGCCATCAGAACGTGAGCCACCGGCTTGCACACTCTGTCCATCCACCATATGCTTAGCAAAATCGGCTAAAATAGCCTCAAGCTCGCTCTTATGGAGATACGGATCGGTTCCCTGAGAACCGGCTTTAGTAGACTTTGTTCCCTGCGAACCATGCTGGGAACGACCTACCGTGTCGCCGCCACTAAGGGGTTCTAATTTGCCTACCCAGTCATCCGGCAATGCTTTTTGAGAGGCATCTTCGCCACGAACATGAGGAGGATAATTCACCCCATACTCTTTGACGATATACTGCCGCAAAGCCTTCAGAATGGGCAGAAGTTCTGTGGTATTTGAAGCCATACTTTGCCCCTCCTATTAGGACTAACTTACATAATAATATAAAATATGCCAAGTGTCTATATTTTTACCAAAAAATTGCAATAATTAAAAGTTATTTAGGTCGTAGACTAGAATCAAACTCTAATTGTTGTACGTTATAGCATTCTGGACAGACCATTGGGTCTGGTTTTTGTACTATATCTGTTATATATGACTTAGGATTCATAGGAGTAACACATAAAGTTACTTCATAAATTTCTAAGTCTGTTACTTCAGTCCAACATTTACCATGTTCACAAATAGTTTTCTTATCTTTTGCATTTCCAGCAATGGAAAAGCCTCTCATTCCACCTTTTAAGACCTCTGCCATAGCTTTTCTAGAAACTTCTAAATCAGTTCTGAAAGCTGCTACAACAAATAATCCTTCAGGTCGAACTTCAGTCTTCCATTCTTTTCCAGAATCGTCAACAAATCGTCTTAAAATCTGACCAACCTGAATTCCAGAGTGGAAAATGTTCATATTGGCGAATTCTTTCTTACCTAAGAAATTATTCATCGCCCGTCGCATGCCTTCTAAGCCAATACGATGACCTTCACGGTCTACAATGTAATAGTTTCCCCATCCCGCAACTACTAAAGTACGTCCTGTATCCATCTTTTTAATAGAATTAGCAGTTAATACTTTAAAAGCATCAAGCTCACCTAAAGATTCAGGAGTATCTCCTTTACCTAAAGTATGATGCATTAAATCAGCAGATAACATCGATAAATTAGTATATTGCTCTGCTGCATTATCATTCAGACTTCGTAGATGATGGTCTTCATCTATAAATTTTCGCCTAACCATCTCATCTTCTGGTTTTTCTGATACTTTAGTAGGACTGTAAACATCCTCGTCATCCGCAATTACATAGCTACTCGCGTAATCTTCGCCAATAGCTTGTTGTTCTTTAGGAATGTCATGTTCCTGGTCTGAAGCTCGTTGTTCTGCGTCATCCTCTTCAGAATCCCCAGGCTTATGCCGCGATACGCTACGAGGAGGACGGCTATTGTCATCAGAAGGATATGGAAGCTGGGATACTCCTTCAAATGATCCCGCATCCATACTATCTTTACTCAACGCACCCTTATCTAGCCCTTCTTGACCATTAGAATTGCGCTTACGGGTTAGTGCTCTCCCATGTGTATCTGTATGTACAGCGTCGCCTCCACTGCCATCAACACTTAAAGCAGTACCACCACCAAAACTACCACTAGTTCCTACGCCTCCGCCGCCTCCATCGCCTCCAGCACCACCTCCGCCACCTGCACCTCCTCCACCTCCCCCACCCTCTTTAGTAAGAGGTTTTAGCTCTGAATCATAATCAGACCTTAAATCATCTGCTGAGGTTCTATATGAAGTATCTTTAGGAACAACATGTCGCTGATGGAAATCACGATTTATAGGAGTCAAATCAGAATCATAATCGTCAGGTTTAGGCTCAGAACCTCGACGATGTGGCAATGTTTCCACAGGATCCATGGGAGATACCATAGTGGCACTGCCATCTCCCCCACCCTCTACACCTTCTCCACCAGTTCCACCTGAAGCTTTAGTATTAATATTTACTCCATGAGTCTCTTTTGGAGAAATATCTATAACAGCACCAGATGAAAAAGCTTGCGTTCCTGTACCCGTTTCTGCACTAGAAAGAGCTTCTCGCCCATCCTCATCAGGATCAATAGGTTTTTGAGCATCTTTCTCAGGATTAGCATAAGCCTTCATAGCTAAAGAAGATTTCTTATTTTCTTCTTCTTCACGCATACGACGATAGTGTTGAGAAGAAGCTGCTGTCCCGTCATTAAGAGCTTCAGGATCATCTACTCCCAATCCACCCTCATTAGACTGCTTTTGTATTGGCTTAGAAGGTACTCGACCTTCGTCAATATCAGAATATTCTAACTTCTTAAAGTTTTCAGCTTGAGCCTTAATACGACCAGGAACTTTAACTCCACTAAGTACATTAGGTCGCCTATCATTTCTACTTGATGGTTTAGACACATCCATATCCTTAACCTCTGGCTCAACACCATCATCAATAGAAATTATGCCCCGATCTTGCGGAGATTCACCTTCATCTACCCCAATCTCAGGATTATATTGCAGTTGAACGCCTTTATCATTCTTATTTGATTGATCATTTTTAATTTCATCATCTTCTGATAGCTCAACGGGGGGCGGAAGAGGCGGGGAAGAGCCACTAGGCTCATCACTATTTAGACTCTCTGTAGCAGCACTTCTAAGCCCCGCTTTAGCAGCATTTCCAACTACTTGACCACCTACTTTAGCGGCTTGCCCTAAAGCTTGTCCGCCGACTCTAGCAGCAGTTCCGGCTACGTGTGCTGCTA